TACCATTGAACAGCTTTCCAAAGCCAATGAGCAACGGTGCCAATATTGCAACAAAGCCAGTAATTCCCGCAATTATAGCTAATACTCTTGCATCAAGTTGAGAAACCCAATTACCGAACCGACCAACGAGATCCACCGCCTTTTCAAGAGCCGGAGCGAGATATGCTGCCAGTTCTGAGCCAATAGTTTGAAATGCAACCGCGCCAATGGCCTTGATCGTGTCAAGCTCGTCGTTGAACTTGTTTGCTTTATCGAGTGTTTCTTGATCTATGAAATCGAGCCCGTACTTCGACATGATGTCAGCAAGGTTCTTGTATGCTTCGCCACCGTCTTCAATAAGCGGGTTCAATTCGTTCGCCGACTTACCCATCAGCTGCATGGCGAGTGCATCCCGCTCGGTCTCGTTCTCCATCTTACCGAGTGCGGCTATAGTGTCTTGCCATACTGCATCACCCTCTCTGAGCGAGCCGTCCGCGTTCGTAATGTTAACGCCGAGCTTTTCAAATGCGTCGGCCGTCGCACCTGTTCCGTCTTGTGCCGACAGCATACTCTTCTCGAGCTTAACGTGTGACTTAGCGATAGCCTCGACGGAAGTATCAACGAGATCCGCCGCCGCCGCGTACATTTGCAGATCCTGAGCGCCGATGCTAAACCTTTGCGACATGGTGTTGATGTCGTCAGCGGCTTGTGCTGACTTAACTGTAAGAGCACCAATCGCTGCCGTAGCTACACCAGCTGCTGCGGATATTCCTCGCATTTTTTGCCCTGCAGCTTCGATTTTTGAACCCACTTGTTGAAACCCCTCCGCTATAGCTCTGAGGTTTGGGCTGCCTATAGATCTTAACTGCTGCTTAAACGTTTTAAGTTTGGAATCGGTCTCAATTATCTCGCGCTGCAGCTTACGATACTGCTCGGAGTTTTTGTCGACCTTATCTGCGTCCATCTGCTTCTGAGCATTTTTCAGGGTCTCGAGATCCTTTTCGGTCTCTGTAATTTTCTGCTTCAAAAGCTGTTGCTTCTGCCGCCAAAGGTCCACCGATGTAGGGTTGAACTTCAACGCTTTGTTGATGGACGTCAGCTCGCTCTGGGTCTTCCGTATATTGCTGTTTACCTCGCGGATGGCCTTGTTGAGCGGCGTCGCATTTCCGCGAAATTCTATTGTGATTCCTTTAATATCGCCCGACATATCTATCTCCCTTTGAACGCGTTGATCTCGTCCTGTGTAGCATAACGATAATGCTTTGCTTTAGATCTGCGCTCTGACTGCTTCTCTGCTTCTTTCTGCCGTGCGTTGTACTCAATGCAAAAGTCCACGACCTCGCCGAGCTGCAGTCTTCTTACGTCTTGCATTGACAGCCCTCGTTCAAGAGCAGCCAACACAATAGTGTTCGTCGTTATTTCTTGCTTGTCGCTTTCTTTTTCTTTGGCTGCAGTTTTTTCTTTGTCTGCTGCAGCCTCTCCCAGTTTTTTGAGCTCATCACGCCCCTTGCCACAAGTTCAAAGACAGCCGGCAGAACCTCGTCAAGCGGGAACTCGTCGAACTGTCTGATCCATTTCTTCGGCTCCGGGATAGTGTCGTCTTCTGCTTTGTTTAATGCCCAGACAATGTTTAAAAAATCCGTGAACTCGAGCGCGGCCAGCTTGTAGATTGCTTCTGTCATGGAATCGCTGCCAAGCATCTTATTTATGTCGTTCATGCTTATGTCATCAAAATCAACACCAGCCTCGGCCAAACCAGCCAGAGCGTTTGATATGCTCAAAAGCAACGGCATAAGTGTGGGAATAATATCAACGCCAAACTGGTCTTTGTATTCCATCACCCAGCCTATTCTATTCGAGAGCGTGAGTTCGACAGTCTTATCGTCTTCGCTCTTTATCATCAAAGTCTTAGTCATAAGTCACCTCCATGCAAAAAAGAGGCGGGACATTATGCCCCGCCCGTGTAACGTTTCGTGTTCTACGAATCTGAGCTTGTCGGCAGTGTCGGAGCAGGCGGGTTATCGAACAGTGTTTCGTAACCTGCATCGCCCTCAACATATTCAACCTTTGTTATGCCGGTCTTGTTGTCGCCGATAAATCTTGTTGAAACTGTAGCCGTCTGCACTTCTTCGCTGTCTTCTATGGTGGCATATTCTCTTGTAATGCCGCCCAGGGTACCGTTGTAGAATATGACGCGGGTTTTTTCTGCGTCGCCAGTGATTTCAAACGCGAGCCAGACGTTAGGCTTTTTCGCGTTCTTGATCTGAGCCAAACCGCCATCGTCAAGCTCGACATAGCCGAGAAAATTCTTTTTGAATGTATCGTCAAACATAGCAACAACGAGATCTCCCTCGAAAATGCCGCTTGTGAATGACGAATAGTAGGCGGAATCATCGGCATAGAAGGTATAATTCTCCCCCTGCTCTTCGGGAGAATAGCCCACCGCCCCCTTCTGATGGTATGGTGCGCCCATTGTCACACTACCATCGTCGTTGACGGTATATGTACCGATATGAAGCTCTTTCATACCCATGAGAACCTTGTTTGCCATGCTATTTGTCCTTTCTATTCAACCATGTAATAAATTAAAAAGACGTTCTCCTCTTCCAGATAAACGTCTTCACTTTTCTGAAATATGTAACCCGCTTGTAATAGGATGTTTTCGATTGCCGTCTCCGCTGCTTCGCTCTTTTTCTTGAAGTAATACTCGACCTGATAACCGTTTTTCGACCAATAGTGAGTATCATCTGCGCCAAATACAGTCTGACCGTTTCCGATATAGACAATATACGGTGGCTTTTTACCTTCCGGAAAGAGCCCATAAGAGACAGGCAGCCCCGTACTCTCTAATGTTTTTACAATCTTGCTTTTTGCCATTAGCGTAACCTCGCCCTTATTCCAAGTTCAAAACGCTGGATCCCGGCATCAGCGGCCCGCCCTATGTGTGGGATTGCCCTGACACGACCATACGATCCGTACTGGTTCCGTGAAGCGTGACCATGTTCAAGCGTATGCGTTAGGCTCGGACGCGAACCGTTGTAAACGATATAGCTCACAAGGTGCGCCGTGTATTGTTTTTTAACTCGCCAGCCGCGAGCGTACTTGCCGCCTTTGCGCTTCTGTCTCGGGCTCGTTGCTTTTAACTCTCGCACTGTAACTTCTGCAGCTTCTTTTGCGGCATCGTCACAAGCGTCTTGCACCTTTTGGCTATACTGTTCAAGGGCCTGTGTGACCTCAACAACTAAGTTTGTCGCCATGCCTTTACTCGCTTTCGTCGGAGCCTTCTGCATCGTCTCCGGCGCGTTCTTCAACGGTCAATTCAACAGCGTCGCTGTCCTGTTCCCGGTAAACGCGCACAACATGATACAGTTTTTCTTTACCGGTCCAATCTGTGTACCGCACAAAAGCCTCACCGTGGTAGTCCTTAAAGTTCGACAACCGGAAGACATACTCCGGCTGCAGATCGGCTTGCGCGGCCAGATAATACTCCGACCGCGTAACCGTTCTTACATCACAAAAAACCTCCGTAGACTCTTCGGTTGGTACATGGTTGCCGTAATCGTCCACCGTATAAGTGTTTTTAATTAGTTTGATTACGTCGTCCATTACTCTGATTCCTCCGGGCTTTCATGGCCGAGCTTTTCGGAAAAAAGCCGGTTGTTCAGCTGATAACGAAGCATCCGCGGCATACCTTCTCCGGTGTCGCGTTTTCTCCACATCCAAGCGGCATACATTACTTGCAAATTGCCGTCCTCAATAGAGCCCGAAAGCGTAATGCCCTCGCGCTCTATCGAAGCTTTTGCCATCGCAAGGTATTGCGTCAGCCTGTCGTTGTAAGCGGGTGTAGTAATGCCGAGATCAACCTTCAAAGCCGTCAGCATTGTATTTACATCCATCCCGGCACCTCCTTTTCAGAAATTACTCAGACTCTTCAGGGTTCGCATCATCTGGTGCGAAATCCATCTGTGCAGTCGGAGTGGTGTTCTTGATGCCGATAGCAACGAAGCCCTCAGCGATTGAAGGCTGGCCATCATAGCGAGCTGTTCCCTTAAGCACAGTCTGATCTGCAAGGAACTTGACGTGCTCGGATGTTGCGAACTGTGTGCCAGCTCTCTCTGCGAGCAGATACAGGTCGAAGAAACCGCCTATGATTACGTTGTCAGGCACGAAGTCAAGGACCTCGATGATCCCGCCGATAACCGGCATCCTGTCAAACACACCTGTTACAACAGCACCGTTTGCGTCAACCGATACTGTAGCCGCTGCAAGTGCGGTATATGTGGCCTCGTTCATAACAAAGACCTTTTCGCCTCTGCTATATTTGCCCTTCGCATTTCCAAACGCTTCAACTATTGCAGCGATAAGCGCAGCTGGTGTCATACCAGCCGAATTGATAGCTTTGATGTTCTTTGTGTGAAGATCAACCCATGTTCTGGCTGTTGCCGGATAGTCTGCTGGCTGCGAAGTCTGTGCGAGTCTTGTAACAACGCCCAGAGGCATCCTTGTGCCTGTTCCGTACAGGATTGCCTTGTCAAGTGCAAGACCGATAGCCTGACCGATAGCTGTTAGGAGCTCACTTACGAGATCTATGTCACTGTCTTCGATGTTGGCGTTGCATACCGCAAAGAAGCCGCCGACCTTCCAGCAGTTGACCTCTACGTCGTTGAACGCGAGTG